ACTGTAGAGTCATATTGTGTGCCAGTTGTTGTATCTATTGTTGCAGAGCCATTATTTGTAAAATCACCGCCTGTTCCTAAATTTTTAGTAATTGCGTAATCATTTGTCATTGGCAGATATAAAATAGGATTTAAAGCAGCTAAAGAAGAAGCAGAGGTTGAGCCACCATTTGCGTCTATAAATATACGTCTGTTAGAAGTTGTGCTTAAATCACGATAAGTAGTATCAAGATATAAATGAGCTTGTTTAGAAGGCTCGTTATAACCACTACCTGTTCCGTCAGCAATATCAACTGTGCTTGCTGTAAAGTCTATATTATCATTTACATAGTTATTCCAAGTAACTGTTTGTGCTACATCATTTAGATAGATATGTCGATTAGAACTATTAGTCACGTCAACAGAAATTAAAATATGATACCATATTCCTTTACTAAATAATCTTGGAGTTGCTTGATTTACTTCAGCATAAACAACATTTGAACTGCTAGAGTTTCTTGCAAGAATTATAAGTTGATTTTCATTTCCATAAAGCGCAAAATAAGGAACTCCAAAATAAAGTGCTGTCCAACTTAAAGCTTTTTCTTTAAACTGTATCCAAGCACTTAAAGTAAATTCTTTAGAGCTTCCTGCTCCTGATAAGGCACTAGTTCTTCTTAAAGGATTAGCTGTTCCATCAAAATCAGTACATGAACCTACACCAAAGTTACCTAAAGCAATACCGTTATTTATACCCTGACTTCTTTGATCATCATTATTTCCTTCATATAGAAACGTGGAAAAAACGTCTGTTACATCAGTCGTAGCGCCACCAGCCGCCGCCGAACCAGCCGCTGCCTTTAATAATTTAGTTGATATATTCATTATTTAATATCCTGACCAGCCACCAACAGATTGTATATCGTGCCACCGTCTGTGGTGAATATCACAAACGTATCAATCGCATTTGCGGTAGCCGTGAGCGTAGGTGCTGTACCACCAACAAAGTCTACACTGCCAGGGAATGTCACAGTGTAACCACTCGCAGACGCATCCTGTTTTATCTTAAGTACAAAACTAGATACCTTGCCAGATGCGGCTGGGTTGCTAAACGTATACGTTACATTCTCAGTCAGCGTATGCTCAAACACATTACCATCACGTAAGTTTAGCGTAGCCGCATTAGAGCTAGATGTAACCGATGTGCTTTCCTCGATTGTGCCATTATCAAACGTAGCCACACCATTTGCATCTGTTGTTACAAAAGCACTTGCGCTGGTTGTGCCAAGAGCATCAGGAAGTTTTACAACATAGGTTGCGCCTGCGCTGTGCGGTGCAGACTGTATTGTAATGCCGTGACTGTTGTTTTCACAATTAAGAACAATTGAGCCTTGGTTTGTATTACCCTTTACAACAACGCGACCAGTACCATTTGGCGCTAGGTCTAAATCTGCATTGGATGATGTAACAATGTCTTGCCCATTTGTATCAAGGTTGGCTGCAAGGCCAGTGCTTAGATTTAACGTCGTGCCAACTATGGTTGTAAACGCGCCAGTGCTTGCGGAGTTTGCGCCAATGGCCGTGCCATCAATTGCGCCTGAGTTTATGTCTATGCCTGTAACTGGCGTTGTGCCGTCTAATAAGTCGTCAATAGAATCTAAATTATTGTTGATTTTAGTACCCCATGTATCCTCTGAAGCACCAACCTCTGGTTTGGTTAAATTATACGTTGTTGTTGTTGTATCTGCCATAATTCTTTCCTTATGCTGCCTCTCTTACAGGGGAGTCCGTCCACGTAACAATACCATCATCAGTTGCATCTGTCCATGTATCTGTAGGTTCTGCATCATCTTCCCATTTAAACCTACCACTTACAGTTAAGCTTGCTGTGATTGCAATGGCAGATGCACCGCTTCTTATAACTGCAGAACTTGCCGTAAGTGCAGAAGTTAAAGATATAGTTGAAAGACCTGTTACACTGCCCTCACCACCAGATGTCACACTCGATGTTGCAGTAATCGCAGCAGCACCAACAGCCGTTACATTTGCACTTGCAGAAACGCTAGAGGTTACAGAAATAGCAACAAGGCCAGCTTCTACGCTTTCGTTCTCACCATATATGCTTGTGCCATAGGTGCGTAATCCATAGCCTGTCCTGTAACCATCTGATTGTGCATACTTTTCTGCACTTGCAGAAACGCTAGATGTAAGAAAGACATTTATCAGCGCATCGCTTACAACATCAGCGCTAGAGGTAACGCTCGCACTTGCAGCAATTGTAGATGATCCAGCCTTTACAACCTGTGCACTTGCAGAAACACTGGACGTTAAAGTTACCGCTGCAGAACCGTCAATCGCACCTGTAACACCGAATACACCAGTGCCAAATGTGCCAATGCCGAATCCTGATCTATACGGCATTAATCAAGCGTAATATCTATATCGCCAGCAGGGATACGGAAAACATCTCCTGTGCCAATTGCTTTTGATGCAGATAAACTACTATGTGCAATTAAATTGCCGCTAGAGGACGCATCAAATATACCAATGTGGCTTATCGTACCCCAAGAACCCGTTGCGGCATCAAACTCAATTGCGCCCGATGTCGTTGCAGCATTACCTGATACAGTAAATGTAGCTGCCTTACGTGTGTAAGAGTTGCCACTAATTTCAGTTGCGCCTGACCCAGTATCCGTAGGATCAGCAGTAAATAGGCCAACATACCAAGCTGTAGGCCGAGTTACGCTTGTTGTCGTAAACACATAGTTCAAAACATGCGTTTCAAATGTATTGCTAAAACTCATAAATCACTCCATTAGATGCATCTGCGCTCACTATAGCGCATTTTTTTAATTTTAGTAAGCGGCTATCTTCATCCTTAAATTACCACTAGATTGTCGTGTTCTATCGCTAGAACTATTGAGGCTTGCAACGGCTCCTGCGTAGGCAGAACTCCAAACAGGTATTCTCTCATCATCAGATAAATAAGGTGCAGCCTGCAATAATGACCCATACAAATATGCATCTGGGGCTGTATCAAGCAGCCAATTAGAGGTGTTGCTATCTGACAACGGATCAATCTTTTCATAATACACAAGCTCGGTTGCGTAAGTTGTATCGGGCGTAGGATGCAATTCAAACGTATCACCGACATGCGCGTAATACTTTGGCCTACCTGCAGTGTCCTGATTAGTCTGGCGTCTTGCACTTAGATCATCAATGCTGACCATCTCTAGCCTATATGTATCGCCTGTGTTAAGCGTAAACCTAATTGTCTCAAGCCAGTTGCTCGGCACTTGGCTATATCTGCTATCAAGATTAGCATTACTGCGCTCTATCATTTTATAATGCCGAACCTCGCGCTCCATCTGATGTTCAGCAAGCGTAATAAAATCAGGAATAACAGCAGTTAAATCACTCCTGTTTAACCAATCAGCTATGCTTGCTTTAAGTTCTGCGAATGTTGTAAGTGCCATCTAGCATCTCCATCGTTTTCTAGCTTGCCGCAAACGACTATTCGGATTTTTGGCTGCTTTGGGAAACTTCTTCATCTGACCTGCTGACCTAGCGCAATATGACTTGCGCCTAGCCTTTTCTTTCTCGGTCAAGTTCTTTTTCTTTGTTACTGCACCTTTTAACTTAGACTTGGGATTAGCTGCCCTGTGACGCTTAATCCCTTCTGGGGTCATACCTGCACCGTCTTTTGTCTTACGATAATTAGGACTTTTACCTGTTGTAGTCCTACGTATGGCCTTTTGTCGGGGCATTACATGCCCTTCATATAATCAGGAAAAGCAGCAGTGCCACCGTTTAATAAATAATCTCTATACATTTGTTGAGAAATAGAAGAGCGCAACTCCATAGGAATAGTCTCCATCATTTGATTAAATCTTGCTAACTCTGCATTAGGATCACGAACTGGCATAGGCATACCCATTGCACCCCTACCAGAACCAGCAGGAGCGCTTGGCGGCATAGGCATACCCATTGCACCCCTACCAGAACCCTGCATAGGCATACCCATCACACCTCTACCAGAACCAACAGGCTCAGAAACTGGCCTAAGTTGCGGCCTCATATCTTGCGTAATCGGCCCAGCATCAAACGGTAAAGCCCTTATCACAGCAGGGGTTGCAGCAGCTTGCTCTGGAGTAATGCCTTGTTCTGCAAAAAACTCATCTCTCGCTCTACGCCGTGTTGGGTCTTCAGAACCAAAAGGATTAATCGGCATAAGATTAGCTAAAGCGCTAAATATACCGCCACCCTCAAACTGATTGCCGCGTTGCCCTGCGCCACCACCGTCAATCATGTCAAGAAAATCTAAAAACTTAGCTCGGTCTGCCATTACTTCTTACCCTTTTTCCTAGCACGAAGCTTTTTAAAATCTGCCCCTGTAATCTTATTACGTGGTTTTGCAACTGCAGCAAGCTTCTTCTGCTTAGCGCTATACTTACTCATCGGCATTACTTCTTACCCTTCTTTGTTTTCCAGCTTATTCGCTTTGGCCCCGTCTTACGTTTAGCGGCCTTTTTAGCTGCAGCAGACTTTGATTGAGCTTTAGGACGGCAAGCTGGGTAAGGTCTCCCCTTATCCTTCTTTCCGCTGCGACCACATTTTTTCCCTGTCTTAACATCTCGCCAATCTTCTTTAAACCACTTTGTTAAGCCACCTGTCGGCTTCCTAGCCATTAGTAAGTACCACCACGCTTCTTATACTCTCGCACCAACCACGCATTTGCATACGCACTAGGATATACGTCAAACTTACGCTTAGCTGCAGCCTTAACCCTCGCATAAAGCTGAGGGTTTTTAGGCTTTGGGCTAGAGGACTTGCTTTTCTTAGCAGCCACTATCTACGCATCTTTTTCTTAGTTTTAGCTTTTTTCTTCATTGCTCTGGGTTTCATCGCCATGTCATTCTCCTTTTTCTATCTACAACAAGCGCCTCATATTCAGCACTGGTATACGCTTCATAATAACCTAAAGGATCAAGTTTGTCACTTGCATTTATAACAAGCTCCAAATCCTGTATAAACAGCATGCAATACTCCTCATCAATGCTGCTTTCCCACTCACTATCAAACAAAAAATCTAACTCAGCATCCTCTGCACCATAATCAGGATGAAACTGCATACAATGCAACGCAACAAATCTATGATTTAACCTCTTGGTAAACTCAGCAAACTCAGTCATATCGGGCAAATTATATGACGCTAAAATAACCAAATCCTTATTAAATGCATCAAAATCAAAACAATACTTATCAGCCTGCAGAATAATATCCTCAAGCTCAACAACCATTACCTTATCTTGCTTCCACGCCTGCCTCGCATACGGACAAGGCGGCATACCCTTCAAATACTTGCTCGGCTGCTCCAAAACCTCGCGTGACCAGCTCCGCAAATCGCTCTCAATACTAGGCAATGCCACGCAAATTCCTTCTTATCTCACCACGCCAAGAGCTAAACTTACCAGACAATGCAGTTGCAGCATCGCTTGCCATCGTCAAACATAACGCATCAGCCAAATCAGGTGACTGCAAACCTCGCTTTCGCATCTCATCCTTTGACTCAGCTTTCATCTTGCCACTGCTGGTAAAACTATACCTTATACTGGTTAACTCAGCGATAAGCTGGTCATTATTAGGCAACTTACAAGAACGATCCTCAAGCCAACCCTTAGTCTTAAACCAAAGCTCACTCCGCAAATTCAAATATGTCTCGCCCATGCTCGGCGCTTCTGCAACATTCACACCACGCACAGGCAACTCTAACTCCTGCAGACGATCTACTACGCCAGAACCTATCCCAATACTATCCACCAATATCTCCATTGGCCTGCGACTATCAGGCAATCCCTCATACTCCGCAACAACCCTACCCACAGTCTGCATTAAATCCAAACCACGCCAACTGCGTATCTCCGTCACAATCGGACCCTGCCGCTTACACAACGCCGTGCTATCCGTGCCAAACCTTGCCACGTCCAAGCCCCACACAATGCTTGTCTCCTCACTCACCTGCACATCCCTATGCTGCGCAGACTCAGCAAGATGAAACGGAATAATCGTATCATCGTCTGCAAGCGGAAACTCGCCCAGCACACGAATACGAAATGCATTGCTCTCCTCGCCATAGCGCAACCGCATCTCGTCCACAAACTCATCACTCACAAGAGGACTATCCACACATGACCAACGGCGTGTCCACCAACTATCAGCCATGCGCGTCTGGCTTTCATAAAACGTGCCACTGCTCCGCGTGGGGTTGCTCAACATAATCGTAGTCGCATTATGACCAGACATAGACCCAGCAGCAGCCTCAAATACCTTCTCAGGCACACCACTAGCCTCATCCACAACCAACATCACATGCTCTGAATGCACCCCAGCCAACGCTTCTGGCGTCTCGGCTCTACTCGTTCTTGCCGAAATAAACATCTCGCTGGGCGCAGAATTATGCTCCACACGATCCGACTTTACATTCAGCACAGACTGCAAATGCGGAGGCAACTCATTAATCCAACGCTTCATCTCAGCAAACAAAGCATCAAATAACTGGGAGCTAGTCGGGGCCGTGACCACAACCTTATTCGGGTAATGCATCAAAAAATACCACAACATCGCCCAAGATGCTGCTGTACTCTTACCAGTGCCATGCCCTGACCTGACGCTAATCTTACGTTCACCAGACGCAATGGCATCCAAAAACTCAGCTTGATACGGCAATGGCTTTACGCCCAACACTTCCTCAACAAACAAAGCAGGTGCCTTAACATAACGCTGAGTAAAATCCAGCATCGTATTGCTTGCTAAATCATTCACCCTGCACAACCTTCATCTTACGCAGCGCATCCAAATGCAAATCCCCAATATTAATCTGCACATTCTGCTGATTGCGCGTGCCATACTTATCAGGATTATACGCCTGCGCTGCAAGATTATGCTGGCCCACCTTCTGCTTCAGCAAACCAAGATCAATCTGACTTACATTAGCCTCACTCACATCACGCTCACCACTTAGCGCCTCCATAACCTCACGCTGCCTACGGTGGCTTAAATCAGATATAGCCTCAAAACCTGCCTCAAAATGTGCATCTGCAGCATCCTTACGCGCTGCATCTATTGCACGGGTATAATCCTCATTCTTCAGAAGCAAATTGTTAAAATAACCCCGACTTACATCAAGATCAGCAGCTAAATCACGCAAAGACTTGCCCTCAAGCAACCACTCACGCACATATTCAGCACCACCCCTGCGAGACAACTCAGCTAACGTCTTTTTAGCTAAAGGCTTACCTGCCATGCTATGCTCCACGTTTGTTTTTCGGAAATATTACTGTGATATTGCTGCAAAAGCAATGGGGGCATGGGGGGCTACGCAATACCTAGCTGGGAGGAGAACTAGGCACGTATGGAGAAGAACGTAGCCCTGCGAAAAATATAACACAAAATTTGGTGTGTGAGAATGTATAATAATAATAGGGGTAGGGGTGGGGGCTAGACGGGGGGGCAATTGTATACCATTGCACACCATTGTTTATACTTTGCCAGACTTAAAACAATACAGAACAAACCTATGCAAATCTTACCAGATAATATCAAAATGATATTTCGCATAATATGTATTATGTTAACACTTTGCAATAATGCCGTTATTACTGTTCTTAATTGTGCTAACTTTGCCAAAATATGAACAATGAAAAACAATAGTATTGCTTTTGTTTTAATTTTGTAGTATTCGCGTGCGCCCATGCGCGACTTGGCTTTTAATGTGTTCTGCGTCGCATTTCTCAATAAATCTTTTTTATAAGTTATTGATTATATTGCTTTCTTTTTTCTTGCATATCTATATTATATCATTATTATATATATGTATAAACAATAAGAAAGGGAAAACCAATGCAAGATATATTTCAAAGTGTAATAGATGATATTCACGACAAGTTAGAAAGCGATAATTACGGCTTAGACACTTACGGCTGTGACTTGCACCACGAGCTATGCAACATGGATTACTTTATTATAGGCACATATCAAGCCAAAGAGTTTCTTGGTGGTCACGTCTTTGACGCCATAGAGATGATTAAGGATTATGAACAGTCTAACTTTGGGAAGGTATCAACAGATTTAAGCGAACCAGAACGAGTTGTTAATATGCTTGCTTATATTATCGGCGAGTATGTGCTTGCTGAGAGTAGCCACCTTCAAGACAAATGGGATGATAAATTAACTGGTGATGATCTTACCAAGATAGCAGAAGATTTAGAGTGTCTAAGCGCATCTAAGCTTTATGAGAAGGCGGCGTAATGGATCTCGTAAGAATACCTCAAAAGTTTTCTATAGATTGCCACGAGTGCGATTGTGAAACACCAGAACCAGTTAAAGTTACAAAGCAACATTTCTGGATACCCACAGAACGCAATGAGCTAATGGATGAACTAATCAGTCGAGCAATTTATTATTGTGAAACAGACGGATTTTCTGCTCATGTAATACCCTTGTGTATGTCAGCAAGAGCAACCCTAAAGGCTCTGCACAAGGCTAATATCCTTAATGATTATGAGGTGAAGAAATGCAAGTTTTTTCTGAACTTCTAACCATAATCAAACAAACAGCGCCTACTGATTGGGTGGGCGCAATTATAATCTTTACAACATTCTTTTTTACAATCTCAATTTTAACATAAGGAACCAAACCAATGACAAACGAAATAGAGATAAACAGCGCATCAGACGCTTTTACATTAGCAATTCATCTTGCCGCAACTGCTCCAAGTAACGACAAGGCCAAAGAATGCTTACAATATGCTTTTGACATAGCCAGCAAGCTTGATCCAAAAGAAATAGGGCTTTGCTTTATGTCTGCCGCTGTAGTCGCTGAAATGGAGTCAAACCAATGACAAAACAAAAGCATGATGAAATAGTAAATTTCACCAACTCATTATCAAATGAAGATTTAGTCCATTTAATGAATTTAGTTGCACCCCGTTTAATGATGTGGGTTAAAGTTAATGATTGCGCCCATTGTGAAGATGTAGAAAGCGCTTGTTTAAATGGCGGCGTTGTTCAATTAAATCCAAAGCAAAATTAAAGCCAACCCATTTCCCCAACTAGGCCGCGCTCTAAGCGGCCTTTTTTATTTCCTAGCCTTACCCTTGCTTTTTGTCGTTTCGCTTACTGGTGGCGCTAATTTCGCGGCCTCTGCATAACAAGCGGCGTAACCTGCCAAGTCCAGAGCACCGTCAAAGTCTGGCTTGTGAGACAACCGAGCAATTTTAAGCAATGCCATCATTGCACAAACATCATGCGGCTCAATGCTCTTGCGGCGTTCAAGGTAAATATTCCACAGCGCCGCGATTTGTCCGAAATTACTTTCTATGCTTCCGTAGTCCTCAGAGCGCTTCCCATGTAAAATTTTGTTTGCTTCATCTAATAATGCTGCTCGTATTGTTTTATTCACTGCCCTAGTTCCTTTTTAATCTGCATGGCTCTAAACTTCATCGCTTGCTTTTGTTCATCCGTCCAACTTGGAAGCTTTACCCCTAGCACCTTTGACCTATCCCAAAAGCCACGCAATTCGTCCAAATCGGTTATGCTGGCAAGTTTGCTTTCAAAGCTCTGCAACCTGTTAAATTTATTCGTACCATGCGGCACGATCCGAGCTTCTCCAGAATCTATTTTTTTCTGCAACCAAATATCCATTTTTATTTTATTTTCTCCAACTCAAAATCCATAACGTGTTTTAACGTGTTCACTAGTTATCACGGTTTTATTTTATATATAAAACCGTGAAACCGTGAAGATGAACCGATTTCACTATTTCTTCACGGTTTTTCACGGTTTTTCACGGTTTTTCCCTGTAACCTATTGTTTTTGCAGCATTCGCTAAAATGGTGAAACCTCCTCACTTGAGCTTAAACGCCCTTCTTTGGCAATTATCCAAATTTTGCCCTCATTCATCTCACAATAGCCTTTTTCGATCAATTTCGTGAGCGTTTGAGCAAAGGTTTGAGCAGGGTTTTTTGTTGTCACTTTGCCGCAAAAATGCCCCTCCAAATCCTCTTTGCTGATGCACCAAAATTTACGCGCTTCTGGGAACCCTGCCCCTGTCGGATTAGCCCCACCTACACGCTCGCCCCTGAGTTGCATAAAGCACTTTTTGAACAGCTTTTGGTTTGACCCTTGCGGCCTCGTTTCATTCGTTGCGTCATCCATTTCGTCTTTTGTTGCCTCTCGGATAACGCAAGTTGTCACTGGCTCATCATCAGAGTCTCGCCCTAGTTCAACTATTTCCAGTATAAAGTTAATTTCTGAGCCAGTTTCCATATCTCTTTGCTTTGTCGCTTTTGCGGTCCTGACTTTTGACCCTTCGTCTTGACTAAGCTCAACTTCAGTATCCACCAGAGCTTTAAGCGAACTAGCGCCTCTAGCGCCCTTAGAGCTATCTTTTCCCGAATGATGGACGATACACACATGAACGCCTGTTTCGCCCCTCAGTTCGTCCAATTTTGCGCCGAATCGAGACATTGCCGAGTTGTCATTTTCATCAAACCCATAACCGCCAGATGTAGCCCTTGCGAGCGTATCTATGATTAACATTTTTACTGGCCCATGCTTTTTTGTTAGTTCGCTGATGATAGCCTTTACTTTCGCTATATCTTCTTCAGCGTCATATAGATTTATTGGGCTAGGCCTTACTGCAAGCTTTACATTTGTATGTTCTGGGTATTTTTGTTGCAGCGCTACAATTCTATTTTGGTATAGATAGCCACCTTCTGTAGCAAGCAAGAGCACGCAACCACCATTTACTCTACTTCCTAGCCATTGTTCATTTGCAGCGATATGCCAAGCGCAATGTGTAACGAAAAAAGATTTACCTACATTACTTGGCCCATAGATAAGTGAGATTGTATTTTCGCTAAACCAGTTTTTTACTATATATTTTGTATTTAGCTGAACTTGCGCCTGATCTGGAAATATAACTTCGTCTAATACATTTACTGGCTGTAGTAGCTTTTTTGTAGCTTCAGCGCCTTTGGTGCACCAAACGTCATTCCAATCTTGCCCTTCATTAGGTGGCAAAATGTGCTCTATACCGCATTCTATAAAAGCTTTTTCGCAGGCTTTACGCCCTGCCTCATCATTATCGCCAGCTATGACAAGCCTTGCATTTGGTTTTACTTCTTGCAGCGCCTTACATACTGCCACAAGATTTCCAGCGTTTAATGCGTGCACGGCAGGTTTCCCCGTTGCTTCGAAAACACTGCAGGCTGTAGCGTGCCCCTCACACAAATAAGCAAAGTCCTCGATTTTACCGCCGACTACTGCGAAATTTCCTGTTACTGGCATTTGGAAACTAAATTTCTTTTTGCCATCTGGCTCAATAAACTGAGTGCCGACGCGCTCACCTTTATTATTTATAATGGTGATATGTATGTCACCTTCGTCTATCTTGGCATTGTGCAGCTTGATCCGCTTTTGTGTAAGATAAGGGTGTAGTTCTTGCGGCTCTGGTAGTTTGACCACTTTTTCTTCTTTTTGCATTGGTTTCCATTCTGGCAATAAGCCTTGCTGCCTCATTATTTCAGTTATACTTTTCCAATCCTCGCATTGCCTGCAATTAACTTTAACTTCGCCGTGATAGTTAGCAATCCAAAATCTATCTTTGCCGCCGCAATTAGGGCAACTGCCATGCCATTCATTACTAATTTTTTTTAAACCTAGCGCTGCTATGATCTTGCCTGACCACTCATCCCAATATGCTGTGGTGGTCTTGCCATTTGCCCCATTATCTTGTAGCATTTCCTCAATCCTTCGGTTTTTAGTCATTGGTTTACCAAGGGTTTATACCTCGCCCCAAGCGTTTGAACTGCTCCGCTTGGGGCATTTTTTTAGCATAGTCCTAGAATGGAATTTCGTCATCCATACCGTTAGACGTTTGCTGCTCATCTTTACCATCAAGTAAACCGCCTGTTGGATCAGGAACTATTTTATTTGGATCAGCAGGTGCTAATGTCTCAGGCATATCACTAGCTTTAAATCCGTCTGTAGTGTCAAATGGATCAGGTGCTTCGCTTTTTTCTGCAAGCTCTAATACTTGAACACCTTTAAGCCGATAGCTTACGCCTCGTGCTGTTCCATAATTATAGCCATACAATTTGCCCCAAACATTTATTATGCTACCAGAAGTAAGTTTAAAATCTTTTGGCAATGTATTTCTTTGTGCATCTTTTTGAACTGGTGGATTTGTAGCTTCACCAGAATAGGCTCCTTTTAACTTTGCCTTGCCCTCCATTGGGTCTTTGGTATCGTCATACGGCATCCATTCTGGCTCTTTCCACTTTCTTTTCTTTGGATCATTTTTTTCTGCTTCTTTATATACTTTCATACATAATTTATCGAACTCAATTAGTTCTTCTTTGCTAAGTTCAAAGTTTACTTTGTAAGCTGCATTAGTTTCAAAAACATCACATGGTTTTTCTTGCCCTTCAGCATCATTCCACACAAATGTTGTGTATAGCTTTGGGTGTAATGCTTTCACATTTTTAAATACTACATCGCCATTTTTTAATATTTCCATTGGTTTCTCCTGTGTTAAAATGGTTCTTCGCCTAGCTCATCTTCGAGCCAAGCAGGTAGGTGGATAACATTAACATCATCCCACCCTGTGTCAAACTTGCCGCTTGATTGAGCGTCAACAAGTTTATGCATTGCCTGATACATGCGTTTTTCTGCATATTTCAGATACAATTCTGATAATTCGTGTACGGTAGCTACGCCAGTATCGCCGTTAATGGCTATGAAGTAGAATTTAGAGCAAGGCATTTCAGCTTGCCTCATGACCATCATGTAGAAAATCTGTTGCAGATCATACGAATATCTGCGTATTTCTTTTTCAAATTCTAGCGGCGTAGTTGCTTTGGTTTTCTTTATGTCTAGTATAATGCCTTGCTCACCTTCTTTCGTCGGCATGAGCAACCCATCGGGGCGAGCTTTTACAGCTAAATTAAATTCATCAAGATAAGTAAACACGCTTGCTTCAGCAACAAAGTTTTCTTTTTTAACTGACTCACGCAATAATTTGCATGTATCTAGCGCGATTGCAGCAAGCTCTTGCGCTTCATCATACTCGCCTTCCGTGACCAATATCTTACCTTGTTTGGCTGCTTTTTCTTCCATTGCAGCCCATTCTTTACGCTTCAGCCTGTTCGGTAATCCGCGCACATATTCTTTTTTATGCGGCTCTAATATCATGCTATGCAGCATAGAACCCATGCGCATTGCTGGTGTTTCTTTGCGTGGCTTGTCTTGCTTGATTGCCCAATGCAAAACACTCGTTGCAGCAATTTCTTTTATATCGGATGAGCTAATATGTGGATGCTGGGATTTATCGTGGTAATCCTCATTGCTCATTTCTAGGTCAACTTTAGTTGTCATTCATCAACTCCCTTACAATCCAGCAAAACGTGTGCAGGTCCATTTCTATCCTACCGTGCTCTGGCGGTTCGTTTTTAAACTCATAGCCAGACTGATAAGCTGCAAGCACATCTATAACAAACCTGATGGGCTTATGGTCATACTTGTAAACTAGGCATGGTAATTTATCAGCACGTTTAGCTGCGGCTACTGCCTGATCCCACCAAGCTGCAGAACCACCGACTGCGCCTTTAGAATATCGCTTTGCTTCTATAAGAAATGGGAAGTTATCATTGCTGGGTATAAGATCACCATGCTCACTTGCCCGATACTGCTCTAAGTCTCTCTTGAAAGATATGCCTAACTCTAGTTCTAAATCGTTGGCTAGTTGTCTCTCAAAAGAAGCCCCTTTATTACGCCCGTTTACCATTAGTCGGCCTTGGGTTCTGTCAAATTTATATCATGCTTTGCCAAGTATTCTCTGATTGCGTTTTCAGCGATCACTGATTTGCTCATGCGATTTCTTGCTTTTAGCGCATCCATGCCTGCGTTTACATCATCTCGCAGTCGTAAGAGCACTTGTTTTGTTTCTATCTTTTGCATAATTTTCTCCTTTAAAATCAATGGCTTACGAGCCAGGAAGGGGCTACCCCCTTCTCCAGTTCTCTTTTACTAATTTTTTTGCTTCTTCTAAGGTGCTAAACTCCCACTCCCAACCCAAGATTGCGACTTTCCATTTATCATCCCAATCTTTCCAGATTTCAAATCCGTAGTATGTGATTTCGTTTTGCATTTTATTTTTCCTTTGTAGCATTTTTATATTGACATGATATGGTTTATCAGTCATATTGATATGTGTCAACACATAAAAAGGATAAACCAATGAAAAAAATTGACGAATATAAAATAGCATATGAGAGCGCTGCATATCTTGCAGAGGAAGCGCGACTCAAGGCTGTCACTCGACAAGCCAGTGTACGGCTCAGTGACATAGAGGCGATTTGCCAATCCATAGATCACATGAATGTGTTAGTCGATGATGTGGTCAAGAATTTTAAGTGAGTATATTTATCAGATGCATGGGGTTCATGTAATATGGACTCCAAGCGCCTCAGATAATGAACCACCGTTTTAGCCTCAAAAAAACCTCTTGACATTGATATATCTTTATGATATAGTAGTGATATAACAAGGAGTAACCAATGAAAAACATCAACATCAAACCAGTTAATCACGGCGCAACTAAAGCCGACAAAAATCGCTACTGTGGTCCATCAGCTATTAGTATTATAACAGGCATGACAACTGGAGAAGCAGCCCGTCTGCTTCGTCATGTCAGTGGGCGCAAAAGCATCAAAGGCACGTACACATCTGAGGTCACTGAAGTTCTTGAGATGTGCAACATCAAATCCACTTACAAAGACTTTGGCCTTAAGCTAAGTTATAGCAAAGGTCCAACGCTTGCACGTTTCCTCAAGCATACTGTCAAAGAACGTGACGCAAAGCGTGTGTTCCTAATCTCCGCAGGCCGTCACTGGCAGGTTATTCAAGGCCGACGTATTGTCTGCGGTATTCTCAAGGAACCGACATCAGTGCGTGACAAAAGCGTTAGACGGCGTAAGCGTGTTAACAAGTGTTACGAACTGTCTGTAATGCCAGATCATAAAATCGTAATACCTGACGCGGCGCGTAAACCAAAGCGCGATGCAGTTGAAGCATCTGACTACTCAAAGGCAAAGCGCCTAGCTAAAAAGATGGAGATCGAGATTGAGTTAGATCAGATCGGCCCATCACGCAAGTACGATGTGCAGAAGTGGATTTGCGATTACAAAGACGTCGATGAGAACAACGAGCCTCTCGACTTTGCGATGATGGGCGTGCTTGATGGTCACTGCTCATATGATTGGTGGGAAGTTCTTGGCAAGCTTGAGGAGATACAAGAGTACAGAAACAAGCATGGCTATAGAAAGGCAGCTTAGCAAAATGAACTACTGCAAAGAATGTGATGGGTGGGGTGAGGTTACTGTAGAGGTAGCCAAGCCTCACGGGTTCAACCGTGATGTCGGTTATTTAGATACAGACAAGCAAACGTGTCAAGCTTGTGAAGGAACAGGAGAACAAACCAATGAGTAAATATGCATTACAAGTAAGAGAAGATTTTGACGCAGACCAAAGCTTTGATGATGCAATGGTGATTATGTCAGAGTTTATAGATGACAATGAGCATGAC